TGTAATAAGTTTGGCTTGTAATACGGATAGTTGAATAATGATAAGGCTTAGTAGTTTTATTAGGCTATTCATAGTCGTTACAGCACTCCAAGTTACAGTAACCACGCAGTTCCATACCGAGTTCGTGGGTGATTTCCTCATCTTGCTCGTAGATAGTTTTACCGTCTTGCCATAAAGCAGACATAGCGAAACAATCACTCTCGTCAATGCTAGATAGGCTTATCTTGATAGTAGGGTATTGCTCGGCAAGACTATTTAGAGCCTCTACTGGTGGTGACCACGCACTTTCCATAGAATAGACCAGTTCTAGTGAGTTCTCAACAGGCTTATCATCAAAAGACAGTTCGCCCATTACTTCTAGGTCTAGGGTCGCTTTATCGCCAATTTCCCATTTAGTTCCCCAGTTGCGACAGTTCCACTCATACCACTCGTCACTTGTGGCTAGGTTATGTAGCACCGTTTCCATAATGCTAGACAGGTCAGGCTCAACAGGCTTATTTAGTTCAGCCAGTTCAGGGTCAGCGTTGATAATGTCGGTGAACTCTGCCTGTTCCTCACCACGATACGCACCAAGGTTAGTAGGCTTTACTATGTTCCATAGCAAGAATACGCCTGTAACGGTGTCCTCTGGGTGGTGGGGATTAGCATAAGGCTTAGCAAGCCTATTCTTTACTTCTGTAACTATCTCTTGTTCACCAGTAATGGTGACTATACTACTCGCCCAATTCGGCATTAGTCGTTCTCCTCAATACAAGTGTGGTTATTCCAATCTTGCTCGGCTGTTTCAGAATAGTTATCCACTATAAATCCACAATGATTACATTTAGTCCAGCGTGCCATTAGTTTTCCTCTTTCTCTTTGATTAGTTCTGCTAGGTCGTCAGCCAGTTCATAGCCAGTTTGGGTGAACTCTATGTGACCAGTTAGGGTGTCTTGTCCGTCTGCGACAAACTCAGCCCAAACTTGTTCTACTTTATCTCTTTCCAAGCCACTATCTACAAAATAGTTCTTGTCGTAATACTCTACAATGATTTCATCATCTAGCGTATTGTCCTGTAATAGCATCTCTATTAGTTTTCTAACTTTCATCTCTCAATTCCTTTCTGTGAATTGTAATCTCACTCTACTCTCTCTCTATGACAAAAGGCAACTCTCCTGCGTGATTTTCAGGTAAACAACAGGTGAACAACAGGTGAACGAAATAGGCTTGTTGGGTTGGTAGCCTTTTTAGCCTATTTAGACGCGAAAGCAAAAGCAGCTGTCTAGGCTAAAAAGGCTACCAACCTAACAAAATAGATAAGCCCCAGCGAGAACTTGGCGAAATCGCTGGGGCTTATCTGACTTACTATGCCAACTTATACATAATAAGCCTACTGGGAGAGAGAACCACCAGTAAGTTCATAGGCGGTGTCTGGAACTCCACCGTCAAGTCGTAGTGCTACTAGGGATAGGAACTCATACATAGAAAGCCCTAAGCCAACTGTAACTAAATAGTTTAGTGTTTCTGAGCCAACTTCTTTGTTACCTCGTTCAACTTCCGAGAGGTATCCCATAGCCATAGAGGCTGTGGAAGAAACAGTGCGTAACGATAAGCCCTGTTCGTGTCGTAGTTCTCGTAGAACTTCACCGATTGCGTGTCTTAGTAACATAATAGTCCTAATAGGGTTGCTAGGGGCTGAGGTTCTATGGTTTCTCAACCCCTAACAAGTCTATTTAGTATTCCTCAATCTCGGTTTCGTCTTGGCTGAACCCGTAACCACTTTCCGAGAGGTCAGAGTTGTCAATGCTGACCTCAACGCTAGGGTTTAGGTCGTTTTCAATGTTGTCCCAATCGTAACCTCTTGGGGCTGTAATCTCAATCGTTCCCTTGACCATAATGCTAATAGTCTTGGTAACCTCTTGCTCAATGTCAAAGATTTCGCAAAGTTCGTCACGAACTTCCTCGTCAATGCTGTCCCAATTATCGTCAAGGTAGGTTTCTAACTTGGTAACCTTGTTACGAAACTCCGACAACTCGTTCCAACGCTGGTCGGCTGTTGTCCTAGTTTCTGTAACTATCTTGTTTAGTTTGATTAGTTCCTGACGGATTGTTACATTTTCCTCAGTAGGCTCGGCATAAAACCCCTTGCCTTTTACTTCCAATCCCAAAATGTCTAGGATTGGCTTTACTTTTACATCTGATACTTCTAGTAGGTTGTGAGGGAAAATAACGATTTGTTGTAACTGTTCCTCAACGGTTAGTTCTGGCTTTACTTCTTGGTTCTCTTGTGGTTCTTGGTTCTCATACATAGTAATCTCTCTTTCTTGTTTGTTGGAACTATGTAGTTACAGTATGCCAGTTGGGCGTGACAATACGCAACTTTTAGAGGTAAACTCTCTCTAAATGTTAGGTGAACAACAGGTAAACGGAACAGACTTGTTGGGTTGGAAGCCTTATGCCTATATATGCCGTTTATGCACGCAACGGGCATAGGCATAAGGCTTCCAACCCAACAAGCCAGATAAGCCCCCTACCGATTGGCAGAGGGCTTATCAGGGCTATTGTGGATTACTTGGCGAGTTCCAGAACCGCACCGAGTATTCTTGATTTCTCGGCATTGACAACTGGGTCAAAACCAGATGCCGCCCCGATTAGAGCCTCGCCACCCTTGCGACCAGTTCTAAAGTAGTCAATACGTTCGGTCAGCGTGTTCAAGGCACCCCAAGCGGTGTTCTTGATTGTGGCGTTGGTAGGGCTGTCGTTCCATAGACCTTGTAGCAAATCTACCTTGTCAGTGTAACGTGTCTGGGCAACCTTAGCAGAACCGCTTTCTGGTTCTGGGTAAATAGCCTTGATTAGTTTTTCAAATTCAAGGTCAGTAACGGTTGTTTCAAACAGTTCACGTGCCATAGTTTCAAAGTTGTCCATGTGGTCAAAGGTAAGACCTAGAACTCTACGAGCCTCGTCAATTCTGCCCCCGACAGTTGCGGTGTGGCGGATTTTGAACGATTGCTTGCTGTCCTTGATTGCCATGTTCAAGGTGTTCTGGCAAACAACACGAACAGGGGTAATGTTCGCTTGAACTGCGGTTGAACCGTCATGCGAGGTGTGGACAAGTAGGTAAGTTACGGTCTTGTCGTTAGCCCCGTCAGGGTCTAGGACAAACTCACGTGGCACAACCAAAGAACCGAATACAACTCTACCGTTCTTGATTGAACCCGCACTTTCCCAAGTTGCCCCACCGTCAAGAATACCGTCACCAAAGGCGAACAGTTCCTCGTTTTGAACAACCTTGTAACGGTCACCAACGACAGAGAGGACATCTACTCCACCGTCAAAGGGATTGTCACGAACTACCATTTGCGAGGTAGTTGTGGCACGATAACCGTCAGGCATGACTAAATCCTCTAGTCTTACGTTCCAGTTGTTTAGTTTCGCACTCTCTAGCATTTCGCCAGTAGTTACGTGTTGGTCAGCGTCAAACAATACGTTCGCTAGACCATGCCAAGCAGGTTCACCTCTAAGGGCAAAAGCAACTTGTCCGTTGTTGATTTCTAATGCGTGAGCCATTTGGTTCTCTCTTTCATTTAGGGTAGCCGGTTGGCTACGTAATAAGCCTAGTGGATTTCGCTACTCTCTCCTAATCTAGTCAGGCTTATTTAGATGAACATTAGGTAAACAAACTTGTTAGGTTGGCTTACTTATGGCTGATCTGAACCGGCGTGTGAAACAAGCGAGTTCAGCCATAAGTAAGCCAACCTAACAAAAAAAGCCCCTCAGCAATCAAGACCAAAAATTGCTGAGGGGCGGTTGGCGGGAAAGATAAAGGGGAACCCGCCAAGTTTATTTAGTTGCTACAAACATCACAATCGGGTATCGGGCAGTATTCTAGGCAACTGTGGCAAGTGGTTTCAATGTCACCGTCACTGTCGCCCTCCTCGATTACGGCAATCTGGTTGCCACAAGTGGAACACATAGAATAGATGGTGTAAGAGATGTCCTCCTCGACCTCCTCCTCCTCATCTGGTTCAAAGTAATCTGCCACAAAGAAATCTTTGGCACCGTTCGGGTAGTGAGGCTTACACTCGGCACATAACCAGAAATAAGTCAGTTCCCTCACTTTCTCGGGGTCAGTAACGCCATAGAGGTTAGGGGTCTTGCCGATTAGGTTTATCGGGTCACCGTCAAACCACTCGTCACAACTATCACAACTAAAATCGCCCTTGTAGATTGCCATTAGTTTTCCTCCTCCTCTCTACAATCAAAACAAGAACCGTCTAGGTCTAGTTCGCCCTCACAATCATCACAAACTTTGTGGATTTCAAATTCCTCAGTTGAGGTGTAATACTGGTTTAGGTTCGCCAGAAAGTTTTTTTCTGCCTCTGCCTCACTATTGCCACTTACTATGCCTTCGTATTCATACATAGCAACTATCTTGTATTTCGCCATTTCTCTCTATCTCTCTATTTAGGTAGCCGTTGGTGGCTACAAGAACAACAATACACCTCGCCAAGCCTATTAGGTTATCTCTCGGTGAATGTCAGGTAAACATTAGGTAAACAAAATAGCCCGACCCAACAAATAGCCAAATAGCCAAGCCTTTATACCGCTTTGTGGCTATTTGGCTATTTGTTGGGTTGGAAAGAACCCCCTAGCCGAGAGAACGGCTAGGGGGCTGGTTGGCGTAGAGAAACGAGAAAATCTACACCAAGTCTATTTAGTTATCGCCAAAGAACTCATCAGCGGTTATGGTGTATGACTGGTTAGTTGGTTCTGGCTTGTTGTATCTAATGTAGACAGTCCAGAGTTTCTTGTTCGGGTCTTTTATGGCTAGCGTGTTTCCACCACTAACCCTGAAACTGAACTCTGGGTGTTGCTGTCGCCATTGACTAGGCATAGTTGGATAACTGACCTGAATAGGGAACTCTGCCCACTTGTTCGGGTGATTTTTTAGCTCTGCCAAAGTTTCGGCTAGAACGGCTTTGTATTTGGCAGAACCCCTATTCTCAGGCGGTTCATTTACGAATTTTAGTTCCATTTTACTCCTCACCCTCTAACGGGAAATCCCCGTCATTGTTTATGATTAGTTCTAGGTCATAGAGGGCTTCCTCAGCACTTATAGACCCTGCGTGATAAGCACTATAAGTTGTCTTTATAGCGTTTAGTTGCTGGTTGCTTAGTTCCATTTTTACTTTTCACCCTCTAACGCAATACCCTCATCACAATTACAATCAGGGTCGTCACAAGGGTTTTCTAGGTGGTGTTGTCTTGCTTGTTCAATCAGGTCAAACACATTAGCAAGGGCAGACCCTAGCATAATTGGTTGGCGTTCTGGGGTAATAGGTTCTAGCCCCTTGTATTCATTACAATCCACGCAAACAACTTGGTCTACTGGATACTCTCTACTACAAAATACACATTTCATTTTTACTACTCTCTCTATCTCATTTGTTGTAATCTTTTGACTACCCTCTAAGAATAGTCCTATTAGGTGCTGATAGCAACTTACAGCACCCATTTCTAGGTGAACAATAGATGAACACCAACCTAACAAAAAGCCAACAAGCCACAAAGCTCGATAAGGGCTTGGCTTGTTGGCTTTTTGTTAGGTTGGAAGAAGCCCCCCAGCGAGCATTTGTTCTCGCTAGGGGGCGGGTATTGGCGGGCTCTGGGAAAACCCGCCAAGTCTATTTAGTCCTCTGGTTCTGGCTCTATCCAGTTCTCACCGTCAAAGGTATCACCGTCAATCAGGTTTTGAATTGCTCCCGAGTATAGCAACTGGTAATAAAGATAAAGGTCAATTTTCATCAACTCCTCAACCCTCTCAGGCAGAGTGTCGGTCATCTCACTAAATCGGTTACTGTATTCATCAGGCAATTCTTGCCAAGTGCTAACTATGTCGGCATAGTAAATCGGGACTGAACTGTCAGCGTATTCACTAGCCGAGTCCTCTGGGTAAGCCTGTGAAAGGATAAACTGACGGTCATTCCAAATCTCTTGACTGATTTCTGTTTCTGTGTAAAGTGCCATTTCTCTATTTCTCTCTGTTCGGTGTAGCCCCTTTGACTACTCTCCAACTCTACAACATAAACAGCCTATTAGGTAAACGGTGCGTAGATGTCAGGTGAACAGTAGGTAAACAAATCCCCCAACCTAACAAAAAGCCAAACAGCCATCCCCTAGATCAGGGGGGAGCTATGGCTGTTTGGCTTTTTGTTAGGTTGGCATAAGAAAACTCCCCCGCCAATTTCAGCGGGGGAGCCTTTTTTCTTGAGAGAGAAAAACCTATCCCTCTACTTCGGGGACTACTTCGAGGTTGTAATTCTGCTTGATGAACTCAAGTGTAATCTGTGTAATTTCCATAATCTGTGTGTCTCCTAGTTAGTGGTGATTAGTTTTCGGTGTAAATAATCCGTTGAGCATTAGGGTATTGCCTCATAAACTCAGGTATGTCTAAGACATGAACAGAGTAAAAAATACCCTCGTTTACAAACGGATAGTGACTTGGTGCTAAGTTCGGCTTAGTTGCCATTTGTGTATCTCTCTCTCTATTTGAGCAAGTCCTCTGTGCCTTGCTTCACTACCAATTATGGCACTAAACAAGCCTATTAGTCCAATTCTGCCGATGAACACTAGGTAAACAACAAGCAACAACCAACCCAACAAAAAATAGCCATAAACAACTCCGTTGTTTATATAGGGCCTTATGGCTATTTTTTGTTGGGTCGGCGCGAGAATTCACCCACTGTTCACTTAGGTGAACAGCAGGTGAACTCTTGGCGAACTAGGCTAGTTTCGCCTTAGAGATTTCTTTGATTAGGCAAAGCAACGCCTCTGGTAAGTTGTCATACATGCCATAGACATCGCCAGTGTCCTCGCCAGTTTCAGGATCAACGCTGAAAGTTTCTACCCTGTAATAGGTGCGGTTGTTTAGTGAGGTGTAGAACCTGACCTCCAAAGTTACTACTATAAAACTATTTGGCGTGTAATTCCACGTCAAAGTGTCTGTTTCGCGAACCATAGAAAAACCTAAATCTGAGATTTGGGTGTCAATGTCAGCGGTAAGTTGGCTAAGTGTTGTGTATGTCATTTGTTTCTCTCTCTGCTATTTGGAGGAACACTTGGGGAACCTCTCACTTACAAACTTACCGCCTAATAGGCTTGGCACATACCAATTTTAGTAAACTCTCAGTGAACAAATTGTTCACCTAATGTTCATCTACGGGCCGACCCAACAAAGGCTAATGGCAGCAAGCTGCCTATTAGCCTTATAATACCTAGGCTATATAATT